CATAGCAGCTCCTTAAACCACACGAGATTCAGTGTTGAGTAATGCATCAACACGACGAATTGGAATGCCGTCAAATTTAGTCACAGTACGTCCACCTTGTTCATCAGTGGTAATACGCACATTCGATCCTTTAACGCTTTGGCGACGTAAGAATGATGAAATGGTGCGGTTTGCATAGATAGCAACACGGCCAGAAGTTTTACGTGGCAATAACTCGGCAGCTTGTGCAAGTAAGTCGAATAGATCAGCACCTGCGCTTGCATCTTTGGTTAGTGCTGTAACATCGATGTTGGCAATACGAACAATCGCACGCCAGTCACGAACAGTTACACCAGCATTCCATTCAAAGTGAGTTCGTAATACCTGATGCATCATTCCACCAGCTTCTTCTTTGGTCGCTTCACCTAAGTTACGGATTTGCAAACCTGCTTTGGTGCCACGTGGGTAAATACCGTGAACAGTATCTTTGTGCCAAACCACAAACCAAATTGAAGTGTTGTTATTACCAGTACCACCAGCATCTAAAATGTTGCGCTTATTTGCAGGGTTGGTTTGTGCAATGTCATTAAAACGAGGGGAAAAACCTGTAAATGCAGCAGGTGTATCACGCGAGTTACCATAGAGTAATGTTTCACCCATAGTTTGACCCATACCTTCAACGAATGCCGCATCTTCACTTGCACGCCATTCTTGAGGGTTGCTTTCCATTTCATAAAGCTTTTTATCAACTTCTGAGTAAGTTTCTAAAAGACCACAAGTGTCACGAATTGCAGCAGTTGCTGCTTTCTCAGCAGGGACACCGTAGTTCAATAAACGCCAAGCACCCTTAGGTAAGCCTGTACGAATAGTTGTCTTGTGTCCTGTGCCATCGTTTGCTTCAATCCATACCATATCGTCAAGCATCTCATTGCTTGCGCTTAAGATTTCAATAACCGCACTTTCGGGCGTTTGTCCGTAACGTGCAGCTAGATCCATCAAGGTTGGTTGTAATTGTGCGATTACAGACATATTAAGCCCTCTGTTAGTTATTTATCGCCATACCAAAGTTGTCCAAGACTTGGCGTTGTTGTATTTGATCCTTGACCTGTAGTTATACTGTCTGGTTGCAACAGTTTGCCTACTTCAGTCATAAAGCCAATTACATCAGGGTGATTACCAAGTCCACTCATGTATAGAATCTTAGAGATTTTGTCGCCACGGGGTAAGCTGAAGGCACGTTGCGCTGTCAACAGGTTAGCCTCTAATTTATCCCCACCGTATTCAGCATCTGCTTTAGCCGCATCCACCCAAGATGCAATTGCTTTTTGCTGCTCTTGAACTTGGCGCTGTTGCATTTGAACACCTAAATCAACAAGCTTTTGAACAGCTTCTTGCGGCATTTTGAACTGTTGACCAAGCTCCTGAAGAACCTTTGAATCATCACCATTCAGCTCAAAACCTTCAGGCATAGTGAAGTCTGCATAAACGATAGGCTGTTCGGCTGGTTGATCTTGACCTAACAATGTTTGTTGCTGTTGCTGCTCAGTTGTTGTCGTTGCTGTAGTTTCAACAGCAGGTGTAGTTGTAGCCTGCGTTTCTACAGTTGTGGTTGCTGGAGTGGTAGTTTCACCAGGTGCAGAAGCTGTTGTTGTGGTCGAAGTATCAGTCGTTGTTTGGTTGGTTGTTTCGCTCATGGCTCACCTTCTCATTTAATGCATTAAGTTTTTTGAAATGTTCACTTTGCATGGCAATCCATGCGTCAGAATTTGCTTGGGTGATTTCACCAATGATGAAAAGCCCCATCTCTCGACGGCCTTCCATAAAAGCGAAATCACTAGGATTGGCTCCACTGGCGTAAGTTGGTTGAAAAATTGCTGCACGATTAATTAAGCGTTGTAAGAAGCGTTTTCCGCTATCCGTCTCAAGTACTGAACGCAGATCATTAAGCTCGTTCTCGCGCTCGTTCTTAATTTCTTTGGCGTTATCACGATTCATTAGACAATGCCTCCTTCAATTGCAAGATTTCCTAATGCCTCTGCATCCGTTTCACCAACTGTTTTTATTGTGTTGGCTTGCTTTTGCTGAGTTTCAGCTTGTGCCTGTGCCAAAGCTTGTTGCTGTGCAATTTGCTGTTGCTGCGCACGTTGAGCGCGACGTTGGTCAATTTGTTTTTGGTTGCGGAAAATCGTAGGAGATGCACCAATAGTGTCTGCGTACTCGTCGATATACTTATCCGAATCAAACTTATCCAATACATCTGGATTGATTTGTGCAACGGTAGAAATCATTTGCAGCATACGTTCAAGATTGGATGCACCAGTAGCACGCTGCGCCATTGCCAAAATAGACACAAAATCAATTTTTAGGTCCGTACCTTGGATTTGTGGTGGTGCTGAATCACGTAAAAACTTAGTGGTCTCTAAAACACGACTTACACAAATTTCAACCAGTGGACGTAATAGTTCATCAATTTGACGTTCTACTACTGGTCCAAGCATCAGCATCTTTTCAGATTTGCGCTCATACACTTCTGTTGCAGTCATTTGCCCCTTGTCGTATTGATCCAGCATCAAGAACAAATCTTTGTACATTGCACGATTAATACGATCTTGGTTTTGCAGGACAATGGTATTCACACCACCTAAATCAAATTGCACATTCAACATAGGCTGAACCTGTGCGACTTGGCTTGTTGGAGTTGGATTGTAGTAAGCAATACCATTTGGCAGAGTTTCTTTCTCTTGGCCTTTCAGGTATGACGGGATCAACATTGGTGGGCTAACTTGATAATCCACCCCCTTAGCAATTTGTTGATGTCCTTTCTGCAATGCGCGTAAATCTCCTAAACAATCGCTTGCAGGTGATTCACCATAAACATCACTGCTTGATACTGTCCAACGACCTACAATGACCTCAAAACTTTCTAGGCCACTTTCACGCAATAATTTTTCTTGCTCTTTTTCTTCAAAATAAACCGAAGCAAAAGGCATGTTTTTAGCACCATAACCCTTCGCATCTTCTCGCGGATAAATCGCATGATGAATGGTGTATTCCTGTTCAGTGTTGTCATTCTCATAAGCTGATTTGATTTGATCTGAAACATTCTCGATCCCAAATTGTTTAACAATATTGGCAACGGTTAGTTTGAACTTGCGATAGACACCGTTAGGCTTGTTAAACTGATCCACTGTGATAGCAAATTCACCAAAGGACATAGGAATCATATCCATGAGCTCAGCATCTGGTGAACGTGGTGCCAATGCTGCACATGTACCAAAAGCACCTTCTTGCAGGTAATTGTTGTGCATGGTGCGATACACGTTGCTTTTGGCAAATGTTGCATAACAAACGTCTTGCAAGTCTTTCAACCACTGCTTGACCTGAATGTCTTTTTTCAACATTGGATCAGACGCTTCTATCACAAACCAAGGTCGGCTTGGTGACATGGTTCCAGATAACATACCTGCTGCAAGAACCTTCAATGCATCCTTGCCCGTGTTATCTACAATCTTGCGCCATGCTGAACGATCATGCTTTTCCTGATTTTTAATTGACTTAATCGCCACAGGTAAAACATGCAATGCAATCTCAGCACAATGATCGTCATAATCATTGACGCGGTTTTGCCATACTGTATCGAAACGCTTTTTAAGCTTCTTGATTGCATCTGCGTTCATATTAGCGCCCTAAAAGAGTTTTTTTGCCTAAACGTAGTTCTTCATCATTTACGCCTGTTGTGTCGGTATAAAGCGTATTAGCGATGCCACCAGACATAGAATTTTGTGCTTGCTGTGCTCGATCAATTACAGCTGAAGAATCTGCTGCTTTACTTTCCTGTTTGGTTGGCTGTGCAGGTGGAGCCACAACCTGTGCTTTCTTAGGCTCCATACCAAATAGTTTTGCAGTTCCATCAAGAACGCTATTACCACCAATCAATAAATCACCAATATTGCTGCTACACATGGTCATATCTCCTCATTTGTGTTTTCACATTCTGACATTGGCACTTCATAGATTTCCCCTTTGCTGTTGACACTACTCATACGGATCATATTCACGACGTGCTCTTGATCCATGAACCATCTGCATGATGTGACGCTTAGGTGTGTCCATTTGCGCCATGATGATTGCAGAGCCACGGTCAGGACTTCGCCCGATACG